TATTGTACTACCACTAGTAGGTAATGATGTCTCCGCTGACTTGCCGTAATACTCTTGGAAGTTTTGTGAAGTGTTAGCACCCCTACTAATTAAATCACGAATATCTGCATCATTTACAGAACACAAAGTACCACTAGTGCCACCTACTTCTACGTGCATGTCATTTAAACTAATAGGACCGCTAGTTTGAAGTGCCATTATGTTCCACCATAAATTGTGCCGCTATTGCTCAACGTTCTTGATGTGCCTGTTATAGCTGATCCTGCAGAACCGCCTTGACACTGGACAGATGTAAAAGCACCACGATAGCCTCTTCCACCTGCTGCACCCCAGCCACCGCCACCGCCTGACGATCCTGTGTTACCACCTGCTCCACCGTTTTGACCTGCTTCGTTAGCAGCGCCACCATAAGTGCTGCCACTAATACCAGTAGTGTATCTAGTTCCAGGTAGTATTCTACCGCTTCCGTCTCCTCCTGTTGATACACTGTCCTCGTCTGCAGATCTCCAACCAGCACCACCAGCTTGACCACCATAGCTTTTTGACCAAGAATAATTAGATGATGTAAACCTAAAGCCTCGCTCATTTAATGCACCACCAAAACCAATTCTAGGAACATTGCTATTGTCTGTTCCATATATACCAAAGGTTGAATAGTTTGGGCCATTAGTAGTATAATTGGGCCAACCGCTACCTTGATCTGAATTTTGCCAAGCAGGGCCAAAAGGAAAGCCACCCTCTGCACCACCAGCGCCTCCGCCTCCGCCAGATCCAGAGTTCTGAGGTTCTACACCAGAGGAGCCGCCTCCTCCTCCACCGCCAGCAATGTATGCGCCAGAGGAATTTATAATAGTTACACCTGATGATGTAACATTAATAGCAGGTCCACCATCATGACCAGTGCCTAAATTAGCGGTGCTATAGCCAGACCTGTAAGTACTAGCAGTTGGATGAGGAGTGTTTTTTAAAGCAAGACCACAGCCTCCTTGACCACCTTTGCCTATAATCTTTCCATCATTTATTATAGTACAAGGTATATCTACAGTCAATGCCGCTACTGTTCTATCGTCAGACCAAACCCACATGCTAGAAGGTATACGTAAAGTACCACCCGATGATATGTAAGTTGATGCTGAGATTTGTTTAAGCTGTACTTGTCCATTAACTGTGCTGCCACTTGTAGGTAATTCTGTTTCAGAAGTAGCGCCATAGTAATCTGCAAAGTCTGTGTTGCCATTTGGAGTAGAGTTAATTGTCCTTCCTGCAGCAGCAGTAAGACCTCTAATGTCAGTGTCATTCATGCTGCATGTAGTACCTGAAGAACCACCTGCCTCTATATGAATGTCATTTAGACTAATAGCACCGCTAGTCTGAAGAGCCATCCTTTAACGCCTCTATCTCTGCTTTTAATTCTTTGATGGACTCAATAAGTACACCTACTATGTTACCATAGGCTACAGATAGATAATCACCACGTCCACTATCCATTACAACTTCTGGCATAACCTGTTGCATCTCTTGTGCTATAACACCTGTACCACGCTCACCGTCCTTGTCATACATAACACCACGCATTTGTGATACTTTGTCAAGCGCACCTTCAATAGTTTCTACATTCTCTTTTAGTCTTGCGTCTGAGAAAGCTGTAATGTTACCTGTTGCTGTAAAAGAACCTGATAGGTTATTACCGTTGTTTGATAGGTTACCTAACCCTACTTCTGCAGGACTGTCAATAGTACAAGTAATAACACCAGTGCTGTTGTTGTAAGATATACCAGCACCTGCAGATAAAGCTGCTCTTGCAGCAGTTTGTGTACCGCTTCCAGAGTCAGTAAAAGTTCCACTAACAGTTAAGTTACCTGTTATTGTAGCATTCTCATCTACAGTAAGTGTATCTGTTCTTACTGTACCATCAAAGTAAGCGTCCTTGTACTGTAGTGCTGTTGTTCCTAGATCCACAGCATTAGTAGTCTTAGGTCTAAGAGTTGCTGCTGTAGCAACTATATCTTGGGATGGACCTATAGTCTCAATAGGTGCGCCCTCACCTGCAGTGCCATCGTGAGTGTGACCTGTACTAGCGTTAAATGCTGACTGTACCTGATTGTACTCATCATTAAAATCGTCAGCGTCAATAACGCTACCTGTGACTATGTTAGCTGCCGCTTGTCTTGTATAACCTGCCATTGTTACTGCCTATCATGTTCTCTGTACTCAAGCACTGCTGTGTCAAGAGTGAAGGTTGGATTTATTGAGTTATCTGTTATCCTCATAGCTACTGTTTTAAATGAGCCTACTAAATTTTCTTTATATATTTTATCTAAGTTACCACCATACTTAGTATTTGCACCACCGTATATCGAAGTAGATGCACCATATAGACTTACCCCACCACCAGATGCACCTATTTGTATGAGTGGAGGTTGAATAACTCCAGGGTCATTCTTAGAATCAAAGTCTATAGAAAAGCTTACATCAAGATTCATAGTTCCTGTAGGCTGTGCGTATAACGTAAGCTTGTACATAGTTTTACGTATCTGTGGATCAGTGATGGGCATGAAAGGAGATTCATATATGGCCTCAATAGGAGCGCCATCAAAAGAATTACCTGAGTCCATTACATAACAGTAACCGTCATCATTACCAAATAGAACAGTTTCTGTTGCACCTGAATACGTACTATCTGCTACGTTTACTTTTAACCCTTTAGTCCTTGACCAAGCTATACCACTACCACCTTGAGCAATAAACTTGGTTGCTATTAAACCTCCAGCAGCAGGTGCTTGTACAGTGGGTATATATGCAAATATCCTGTACTGAGATTTACCCCTAATTAACACAGAACAAAATGTGTCTGTCTGTGCTATAAACTCTTGAGCGTCTTTATATATCTGATCTGATGCAACGTCAAGTGCAAAGTCACCGATACGGTCAGTAGCACCAAGTAAACGTACACCATCAGGAGATAGGTACACTACGTCACCACCAAACTCTTTTATAGTATCAGGGTTAATACAACCAATCTTATCTGATATAGGTTCTAGTCTAAAGTCTGATGAAGTAGTACCTACAAGTTTCTTGATTGTGTCTGTAGTAAAAATGATAAGCTGTTCACGAAAGCCTATCATGCCTGTTACATCGTAACCAACGTTTATTGTACCAGCGCCATTACCTGTAGCAAAGTCATCTACTGTGTTTGGTGCTGTAAAGAATATCTTACTACCTTTAGAGTAGAAAGCATGGTTTTTAAATAGTACAACATTCTCTGCACCTTGTACGTCTGCACTGTTTGACGATGTTAGTGATACCATAGTATTACCACTAGCATTGTATATTATTGGAAAACTCTTACTATCAACAAATATTGTTTTGTCTTCTTGTGTAAAGTTAAAGTCAGCAAACCTAGCTTTTAGTGTATTTGTAGAAGAGCTTGTACCTATATGTGACCAAGTAGTTCCTGTGCCGTGATAGTATAATGTTTTATTTACTTGACTACCATGAAACGTACCAAAAGTAAGAACAGTATCATCTGCTAATGTTTGAGCGGAGTCAAGTACAATACTATTTTGATTTGTTAGTGATGCGACTTTTACAGTACCAGAGATACCTGTGCCTGTGACAAACATACCAGCTTTTATATTAGTAACAAAACTAAGTACGGCATCGTCTGCTAAAGATACTGCTGTATCTAGTATAATACTAGTTTGACTTGTTACAGTCTTTACTGTTACAGTACCAGTAATACCTGTACCAGTTACAACCATTCCTTTAGTAATAGTTCCAAATGCTGCACCAGTACCAGCAACGCTAACACCTGTGACTGGACCTTCTGCTAAACCTGTACCTGCTATGGTGGCTCCTGTTATACCACCTGATCCATCTACTGTAGTTATTGTTATAGTTGCATCGTTAGCTGTAGTAGCACCGTTTAACTGCGTACCAACTATAGTAATTGTTTCACTAGCTGAAAAACCTGAACCTGCTGCAGTTATAGCTACTGTGTATGTAGTACCTGTTTTAGTAACATCAAATGTAGCACTAGTACCAGAACCACTGTAACCAGACTGCGTTGGATTTGTATATGTGACTGCACTAGAACCAACAGAAGTAACTGTTACAGTTGCATCATTTGCTGTAGTAGCACCACCTAAGTTTGTGCCAAGTACTGTTATTGTTTCGTTAACCTTGAAGCCTGTACCTGCTGCATTTATTGCTGCTGTATATGTACCGTCTGTATTTGTTATGTCAAAAGTAGCACTTGCACCAGCTAAAGAAGTAGCACCTGTTACACCTGTAAAAGTTCTTACCCTGTCTACAGCTACTGTAGTGTTGGTAGTAACAGCACCATTTACTATAGCTGTAGCTGTGTTGTTATCAAGAGATACTGCTGTGCTATTAGATACTGCACCGTTTACTGTAGATGTAGCAGTTTGATATTCTGTTACAGTAGCATTGTCCATCTTCCTAGCTGTGACAACTCTACCAGAAGATACAACCTTCATAGCAAGAACTTCACCAGCGCCTGGGATTTCTGTTTCGCTAAACTTGCTGTAACCTTTTAGTTTACTGTAACCACCCTCTCTGTCAGACTCAAAGTTCTGTAGTATGGTAGCTGATCCTATAGCATTAGTACCCTGTTGTAACGGAGTAAGATTGGAGATCAACCCACCTTTGAACTCCATAGGAAATGTTGTCCATTGTACTGCCATTAGAAACTAACTCTTGTATCTCTTAGGTATGGTGTTCTGTTTATATTTATAGTACGTAAGTCTTTTATCTGTTTCTCAAACTTCCTAAGAGCTACGTCTGCAGCTTGTGTATCACCTCTAAACTGAAAGGCATAATACATGGCTCCATCTACTATAGCAAATCTATATTGCTGTGGAAGAGCAGGAACATCTAAAGGGTTTTCTAAATCATAACCCAGTGAGTAATATTCATAAACAATAGTGTATGCTTTATCTGGAACAGGGTGACATATTAATTCTCTGCCAGGAGTACGTACAATAAATTTAGGAACACCACGTATACTTGCGTCTGTGTTAAACTCATCATCTGCGTACTTTTTTAGCCATTCTTCATACACTAATGTTTTTAGTGGTTCAGTTCCTGTGCCAAGACTGTCATCTCTTTTTACACGAAATGAGTTCATATTTATTGTTTTAGCATCTGTAGGATAATAATACTTCATAGATCCTGCAGCTAAAACTAACTCAGTTTGTATGTGATTCCACGGCCATTCAAACTCTTCTTGGTTAATGTGTCTTATTGCAGAGTTAACAGCATCCTTGGCTATACTATAGTAACCAGTTGAAGCTGTAAAGTTTGATGAGGTTAAAGCAACCTCGTTTAATCTATGATTAACATCATTAACTAAACCAAGAAAGTCATAAGCCATTTATCTATTCCTAATTGGTAATGTTACAGAACGCTCGTATGTAAGACCTTGAGTAGTATTAATACGACATGTAACATTGTACCTTACATTATTCAGGCCACCACCAAAGCGTGCGGTAGCTACGTTACCAGCAAGAGTACCTGCAATAAACTGTAAGCCATTTACAAACTGTGCAGTTGATACTTGTGTTTTTGTTCCATCAGAATCATCAACAAAAAATACAGATGATACAATAGAATCAGACCCTAAAAACCTAGACCAGTCTACGCTGAAGTCTGCTGTTTCATCAGGGTCTTTCTCAGGCCATTTGTAAGACATATCTTATCCTTAACTAGTTATGTATACTACGTTGTCTCTTCTTACAGGACGTATAACTACAGTTCTATTTTCAGCAGCTATGTATACAGTTCTGTTACCTATAGTAGGTGCGATTATCGTTACCGTTCTACCTCTGCTATAGGTATCTGCAAAGTCATCAAACGGAAAGAGTACACCAATAGGGTCATCTAGGTTTTGCGCTATAGTAGCATTTATGTCAGGCAATGTAAAGAACGCTAGACCTGTTATACTTGGTACTGCGTTAGCTAATACAGCAGCTACAGATGTTGGAGGGGTTGTAGCTTTACCTTGTGCCGTTAGTGATATGGATGTACCACTAGTAGTAATACTATTACCCATAGCGTTGCCGTGTACAGTACAGTAGTATCTTAACCCTATTCCTGGTGCAGATGTTGGTACTGCAAAAGT